CCATGGTCGAGACCGCACCAGAGAGACTCGCCAGGGAGTCTCTTGAGGCTAGTGGCATTCCACTCTCTCAGGGTCGTTAGGACTGCCCGGTTTCCGTTGCAGGGTTGTGTTTCGGAGCTCCACCTCCGATCACAACTGGTACCCTAGGTACCCGCAAGGTTGACTGGGCTGTCTGTTCTGAGAGTCGTAGGAAAATGCAGACCGGTTGGCGATCAGGGCTTTCAGGAACTTTTGTTCCGGTTGTCCACCGGTCTTGTCCTCACAACGAGTTGGCTGCGTTAGCCCTACGCACCATGGGCCCTTTGCCTCCCGAAGTTTTTGACGACTTACCACGGCGCACCCTCCAGGTCTGGAGTGAGTTGCGAAGGTTTGTCCGCCGATATGACCAAGGCACTTGGAGCCATTACGAGACCGCTATGAGCTATTCGGGAGCTCTTAGGCGGCGATACCTTGAAGCAGCGCGCTCTCTTGCGGATGACGGTCTGAGTGGTTATCAGGACTGGTTTCTGCGCGCGTTCCTCAAGAGTGAGAAGAATAGAGTGCCATCTAAGATGGCGAAACCTAGGTTGATCTTTCCACGGTCTCCTAGGTTCAATTTGGAACTCGCTTCTCGCTTGAAACCGTTTGAGCACTGGCTCTGGGGCCGTCTCAATGGGAAGCTTTTTGGTGTTGGTGATGGGTCTCGACTCGTTGCGAAAGGACTCAACCCCAGGCAGCGTGCTAATTTGATAGTTCGCAAGTTTAATGCTGTCGTCGATTGTGTTTGTTTCGAGGTTGATGGAGCTGCTTTTGAAGCTCATGTGGGGCCAAGTCAGGTACGTCAGGAGTCTGCTCTTTACGGCGGCCTTCCCGGGGGATAAGAGACTCGGGTGGTTGTTGGACAGACAACTGTCGTTACGTGGCGAGGTGGCTGGCGCGAAGTTCGCACGGGAGGGTGGGCGTGCAAGCGGGGATTTTAACACGGGCATGGGTAACAGTTTGATCTTTTTGTGCGAGACAATTTCAGCTCTCCGGCAGCTGAACGTGCATTTTGATGTTCTTGTTGACGGTGACAATGCTTTGTTGTTTGTGTCCGCTGCTGACCTTCCCAGTGTAGTCGCCAACTTTTCTGCGCTGGTCCAGGCTTCGTCCGGACATGAGGTGAAATTGGAGAAACCCACATCTGTGCTGGAAGAGATCCGCTTCGGCGGGTCCGCACCAGTCTACTTGGGTAGGAAACTAGGTTACTCTATGGTGCGCGAG